GAGATGGAAGCTCATCCACACCCCGTAGGTGCTATGGGGAGAGCTTTTCTCAGTGACTTGGTTTATTACAAGTATGAGACCAATGCTATCATCTATGAACCCAGTGTTAGCAAAATCAGATTATATAATCGGACTGATTTTGACGGTAAGGAACTCAGCAATCGAGTTTACTCGAGCACTTCATTGATAGATAGTCGTGATATTATTAGGGAAAGAAACAACAGGCGAAGAATGGAACATGATTTATTAAATCATTGCTCAAATGAGTGTCGTTTGAGTAGCAAATTGGTTGTTTGTAAAAACAAGATTTGTGACCAGGATTACGAAGTTGTTCTCGGAACTGAAAATATTTATTACCCGGGAGTTTTGGAGGGTATGTGTAACAGGATCAGAGCTAAGAAAGGAACGGGATATGCCGTATTCAATGATTATCACGCTAGTCTTTTGGTTAAAGGGGCAAAAGGATTTTGTGCCGATGGTGAGAGTTCCTATCTCATCGAAGGTTCCAAGGTAACTAGCACTGTAGTCGGTAATTATGCTCCTTATGAGCATGGTTTCCTTAATACAGGAGGTCAGATGAGTTGGCAATACAAGATCTCGCTGCCAAAGTTTGATGGTGATGGAATGGAGGATGTATACGTTTTGTTCGAGGTTTTGGAAACTTTGTTAAATAAGGATGTTCCTATGAGATTGGTCAAGTTTTACACTGTTTCGGTTGACGAATTCAGGGAGGTTGGTTCTGAAGGGGGTTTTGAGAATGTTGTTGCATTCGATACCATCTTTTATGAACACAAGGACCCTGAAGTATCAACTGATGTAAGCATGACCACATCAGAGGAAATCACTGTTAAGGCACCCATAGAAGTAACTAAAACCACAAGACAAGGCGACAGCGAAGTAACAAAACTGCAAGATGCAATAGTTTTGACTGAGCTGGGGGGAAAGAAATCTATTAAACAGGGACAATTGCAACTAAACCTGTCCGATAGAAAGCAGACCCCTTACCATGGTTGGGACGGATTAGAATTCATTATCAGACAATTCAAAGAGTCATCAGAGAAACTCTTTGTTAACGATAGTGAAGGAAAATCTTACCTGAACTTGGAACTATACGAATCCAATTGGTTAGGATTGAAGACTAGAACCAAGCACCTAAGGG